CCGAGACTCGCCATTGCGCTATCATAGGCCGCCCGCTTTCCGGCTGGCGAAAACTTTGAAAATAACGCATCATCCCCCGTCAGACACCCGTCCTCAGACGAGTGCCCTGCCTTCCATGCCGCATACGCGGACATGACGGGCATGACAGGGAACGACGTGGGGTCCCCCATTGGGGCCCCTACGGTCGTAAGAGGACCGGCACGTTCGGAGGATACCAATTTTAGCCAAGCTAAGTATTGGCCCATCCAAACGGACGCGATGCTCTTAAACCGGGGAGGGACCTGCCCGCGCGTGGTCGCGCGGGCTTCGTCCCAATCTGGTGCAGTGACGGCCAGCTCCCGTGGGAGCTTGGGCGCCTGTAGCATGTCGTCTGGCAAGGCTGTCCCGAACTCGACCCGTGGAGACGACTCAGTATTAATGACGAGTCTCCTCGGGCCGAAAATTTTCGGGAAGTACTCAACGTACTTTTCAAGCCTGCTGTCGAACTTGACCACCTGTTCGTAGAATTGGGTAGTCAACCAATGCGGATGCAAGTCTGTTGCAAAGGACATGTCCTGGGAATAGTAAGGCCCTTCCGTCGATAAAATCGAACGGTCGGGCACACCGAAGCCTTGAGACATTCGCTGATCATTCACCAATATATGATCGGCCGTCCTCCTTAACATCTGCTGCACTAAGTTACAAGCCGTCAACGACGCTGTGGGAAAGCGGGTCTTAAGGCCCTTTTCTCCGGCCGCGATAGGCTGTAATGGAACGTGCTCGACGTTGTTTAGGACCCAAGCAACACCTAATTGGAGTGCCGCCTGGTGCTCCACAAGTTCACTCGTTGCTGATGCAACGAGCGATTTATATGAAGCGTGTCGTTCGCTAAATTGCCCCACTCCCGGCTTAGCGTTGAAAGCGGTTTTTGTCCACTCTCGATGAGCTAGCCTGTCTGGGCCCCCGACAACGGGGACCGGGCCGTTGCCCGGGACAATATTAGCAGGCGGATTATCTACGATAGGTATCCACCGCCCTGGCATGTCACCATCGTCAACCTGGTGGGTAGCAGGCTTAATCCCTTGTGAAAGGAAGTAGCCTACCGCCACCATGTCGTTGACCCCTGTAGCATGCCCCCCTGCCGCCCGTGAATATCCCAACGCACTGTGGCCTGATGGCTGAGTGCGGAGGTTGGCTGGCTTGAGCCTTTTCGCGTGTCTCTTTAAAAGAGAATGCACGAAAGGTGCCCAATCGTCTACCACCGGTGCAGGGGTCGACTGGAGGCGCTGGATCATAAGATCCAGTCCTTCCACGTCGGTCTCCAAAGGAGAAGGCAAGGACCTGGACATGTACCCTAGTACTTGTCCCATCCACCTTTCTTTGCAATCATGGAAGAGTGCATCTACCGGCCTCGTGGACCCGTAGTACCAAGCTCTCGCGCCTTGTGCCAGTGCCTTAAGGCGCTTGGCCGCTCGCATGGGGTCATGAATGATTTCACTCTTGAACGTATTGAGCGCGCGTGTTGTCCTTGCGGACAACATCCATGAATAGCGTTGCGTTCGTGCGATTCGCCGGACCTCTTGGAATGCCAATAAAATAGCATCCCAAGTGGCCCGCATGAACCGGAGAATACTCAGTTTGCTGAAGTATTTCTTCCTTTGCGCCAACTCACGCTGGAGGCGGTCGGAAATTACTTTCCGAGATTCGTCCGGCCTCCGCTTGTGTCTTTCCTCAACTGTCTCTTTGCCAAAGTTCGCGATCGCAACGATCGTGTCCTCAGCGTAGAGCGCTAGGGTCGCACACACAGATAGGCCACCTGTACAGTCCGGAACTACGGGAACCAATTGGTTCTCCCAGTTCTGACACGTAAGGTGCCCATGCAACCATGCTAAGCGAGTTGTATTTGCCAGGACCTCTACCGGGTACCTGAACAGCGGCGTTAAAACGCCTCTAGTCAGACCTAGGTGAGACTGGTAATACTCCACGTCATTAGCAACTTCCGCCACCGCCGCAAACGCGTACTTCCCTAAGGAACGTACTACGTACCGCTGCGTGGACAGACGAGGGGAGTTAGTGAACCCGCTAACCCCTTTTCGGGCAAGGTAAGCCTTGACCCTAGCTTGTCTCTTCTTCAGGTATGAACCTGGAGGAAAGACGGCTTCTACCTTATTGGGTAGGTTGGCACTTTTCAGCGCCGAGAGATCTTCCGATCTCAGTTCCTTTACACGTCTGTGTAAA